CTTTAGAAGGTTTATTAGACATCGTAGAGAAGAAGCTTGGCTAAGGTTAGTCGAGCTGAAATCGACAGAATCATCGAGACAGCTAAGAAGTCTGACCCTATCAAGGGTGCTGTTGTAATGAAAAAGCTTGGCTGGTTACTGACTCAGCATGAGTATCAAAAGCTCCCAGAAGATGATTGGTGGAGTATTTGGCTGTTTTTAGCAGGTCGTGGAGCAGGTAAGACTAGAACCGCTGCGGAGGCAACATGGCAATTCGCTTGGGATAACCCTAAATCACGCTGTCTAGTATCCGCTCCGACCTATGGAGATGTGAAGGATGTGTGCTTTATGGGGGAGTCTGGGCTTCTCAATGTCATGCCCAGAGCAATTATTGAGAACCACCGCATCTCAGACAACGAGATAGTGCTCATCAATGGGTCAATTATTAAGGGAATACCTGCTTCTGAACCAGACCGATTTCGGGGTCCACAGTTCCATTTTGGCTGGCTGGATGAATTAGCGGCGTGGGAATACCTTGATGAAGCGTGGAATATGATTCAGTTCGGCTTGCGTCTGGGTGAGCGTCCTATCCTCATATGCACTACAACTCCTAAACCGAAGCCACTTATCATGGACTTGGTTAACAGAGATGGGGAAGATGTCTATGTCACAAAAGCGTCAACATATGACAATTTAGACAACCTAGCACCCGTCTTTGCTAAGCAGATTACCCAATACGAAGGAACCAGCATTGGAAGGCAAGAGCTTTACGCTGAGATTATTGACCCAGAAGAGTCTGGAATCATCCAAAGAAGCATGTTTAGGCTGTGGGATGCAGACAAACCATTACCCCAGTTCACCTTTGTACTTCAGTCCTACGACTGTGCAACATCCGATAAGACTGTGAATGACCCAACTGCATGCGTGGTTCTGGGTGTGTTCAAACCATCTCCAGACAAACCTATGAGCGTCATGCTGATTGATTGCTGGACAGAGCATATGAAGTATCCAGACTTACGCCCTAGAGTCATAGAGGAGTCTACATCCATCTATGGAGATGAGAACGAATGGGGACATGGGAAGAAGGTTGACCAAATCCTCATTGAAGATAAGTCAGCTGGTATCAGTCTTATACAAGACTTGCAACGGGCTGGATTGAATGTCAGAGCCTATAACCCTGGCAAGACTGACAAAGTAGGACGGTTAAACATCGTTTCGCCTATCATTGCCAAGGGATTGGTTTATTTACCTGAAAGCGAGACACATAAGAATCAGGTCAAAAGCTGGGTAGAACCATTCCTGAATCAAGTCTGTGCATTCCCAGAGGTTCGTCATGATGATTATGTTGATGCTTTAACACAGGGGTTGCGTTTACTTCGAGATATGGGTTTAATTACAGTAGATTACCTGTATAATGACCAAGACATCTACATTGATGATACTCAACCCAAGCGAGTGAATCCATATGCCATATGACGCATTAGGCAACTTCATACCTGATGATACGCCTAGCCCAGACGAAATGCGTTATGCGTTGGCACAACAAAATCCCCCTTCTCAGACCCCATCGGCTTTGGATAGGTTCAATACTTTAGGTAAAGCTGTTATTCAGAACATGCCAGGGTCTGCTCTTGTACAAGGTGTTATTCCCTATTTAGAAGCACCATTCCAGATTGCAGGGTCTAACCTATACGGTATTGGGAAGTCTATTCTTAACGGTCAGTTTGGTGATAACACAGACTATGCCCAGCAAGAAGCTGGAAAAGCGATGCAAGCTACCCAATATGTCCCACCAACTAAGGCTGGACAAGATGTAGCCAATGCAATAGCTCAAGCTCCAGAAGCTTTGCTAGGCTCGTCGATGACACCTCCATTGCCTGAGATTGCAAACCTTGGGCGTGGTATATCTCCTGATGACATCAGAGTATTGGCTAAGCAAAACATTGAACGAGCTAGAGAATTCAAAAATATTCCAGAAGACTTTGCTAACGCTCAATCGGGTGTGAAACGGGAAAGTGCGTTGGGTGGCAATACTTATGGTGCTAACCTCCAAGCGGTAGCTGAAGACATCGGTGATGTAATGGCTAGACGACAAGCTAGGGGAGAAAGCCCCATTTCTGGTATCCCAAGGGGCGTGGTTGAGGTGATGGACCCTAACCTCTACGCTGTTCGTAATGTCAATGAAGGTCAATTTTTACGCCCCAAACCCACCGAAACAGGGGCTGATATTAGCAATCTGGATTACGGTAAGTTAGACATCAAACTTCAGGATGAAGAACCAATCCAAGGTTCTACACCTAAGCACATTACAGATGCTTGGATGCATCGATATTTCAATGACAACACGCCTAGAGCTTCTGAATTAAAAGATGCATGGAAGCGATTTATGCTAGACAAGGCGAACGAGCTTTATCCAAACCTACAGGGTAATGAAGCATTAAGAGCTTTGGATGCAGGTTATAGCCGAGAGCATAAAAACGATGTGCTTCTCAAGTGGTTACATCAATTCTCTGAACTGGTAAAGAAAGAGGGAGCGGATATTCCCACCGTTAGCGAGTTCATTGAGAGAGCAAACGCTGCCAATCAAATCACCCGCAAGATATTACCCAACTACTTCCAAAAGTATGCTGGTACACCTAAAGACCCATTCCTTGAGTCTGCAAGACAAGGTATTACCTATGTTCCTGCTAGTGAACTTGAGGGTTCTGAAATACCTACCTCTGGCGTAGAGTCTTATCGCAGAGAAGCAGGCTTTTCACCAGAAGGTGAGATTGTTGACAAAGAGATGGCTCCTGCTCTAACCAAGCGTGACCAACTCCAGAATGACATTGAAGAGCTCCAAGCAAAGTCTATGGAGCTAGCCAACGCCAACCAACAGATGATTCCTGACCCACAGGGACGGTTGGATGAGAATGGCAACATTGGGATGATTACCAACCCAGAGTATGGTCAGATTGGTAACCAAATCAAAGCCAAGCAAAAGATGCTAGAAGAAGCTGAGGACAATATCCGTAAGCTTAAGATTGCTAGTGCCTATGAGAATAAGAGCGATGCCATGATACGCAAAGCTCTTGCTCGAAGCTATAGACGCAACATCGAACCTCAACATCAACAGTTCTACCCTGAGCTCTTTAATACTAGGGATGTAGCAGGACACGAGTCTCCTGAATATACAATCCCAGAAGAAGCCCCAATGCTGGACATCAACCCAGCGCCTATGATGGATTTGGGATTCACCCAGATTGCTCGTGATTTGATTGGTGAAATCTTGGATGGCAAGATTCCTGTAGAGCAAATTCCAAACTTTGCTCAGCCCAATGTCATGCAAAAGTGGCTAGCTAAGAAAGTAGAGCCACGAATTAAAGAAGAGACAGCTGAGCGTAACGCCAAGAAGAATTACAAAGAAAATGTGCTTAAACATTACAAAGGCATTATTGACCAAGTACCAGACTCTTTCATCGTTGGTGGAAACGCTAAAGTCTTCTATATCGATGAGTCTATGCCTGTTGATGAAATCATCCAGCACTTATCGGATGAGACTTTCATTCTTGACCACTGTATTGGTCAGGGCGGTAGAGGTGGTGAAAAGCATCTATTTACAGGCGAACCACGCCAGTACATCCCAATGCGTGACCCCGTCACAGGTAACGCCTATAGAGGGTCAGCAGGGACAACATCCTATGTTGACCAAGTAGAAAGTGGCGAAAAAGAAATTGCCTCTATTCGTGACAAAGACACAGGTTTACCAGTAGGAACAATAGAACTTGGAGTTTCCTATACCGATAGTGAGCCAGAGTACAGCATTGGCTATGTATCTGGTTACAAAAACCACAGCAATCCACACGACGGAATTGACCCTGCTTACAGGGATGCTCTACGGGATACCTTAAATAACATTAAAGACTATGTAATCAGCTCAGATGGTAATGAAGCCCGTTCTGGCGTATTTGATATGCGGGATGGAGACCAAACTGAAAGATTGCGTAGAGAATTAAAGATAAAAGAAAACGAATGGCGACCCATCGAGCGTTCTATCAAAGACACTTTGGATGGTGACAGATATATTACTATTGAGCAGGCTAAAGATGCGGTTGATGAATACAAACGCCAAAACCCACCTGTCCCAGCTACGAGAACTGGTTCCACACCATCAGGTAATGATGTTGCAGAATACAACCTAGTAACCCAAGGATTAAGCCGAGATAACCTACAACCTGAGCGTCAGCTTAATGCTGGACAGCTTGTGGAAGACCAATCTCGGTTTGTTCCTATTACCCGTGGTAATGACAACACAGTTCTTCGTGTCATGAATACTTATCAAACTATTCTTAACCGAATTGAGCACAATGGTCATACTCGCCCTGCTTCTGACTACAATGTTTATAGAGACTTACAACAATATGTCGACCAAATAGAGCAAGGAGACATCCGTTTTGCCGATTTAGGTTTAACAGGTCCTGCACAGTTAGCAGAACTCAAAGATGTACTACAACGCCATGCAGATGCGGTAGGACAGTTAGCTCATTATGCCGATGTATTGCAACGAAATGGATACCGTACTCCATTAGCATCTCATGACACCAATAGCAATTCGTGGGAAACCTATCACGAATATTTGGATGAAATTGGTTTAGATAACCCTTCAGACATCAGAACCCGCATCAGAGATACTATTGAACATGCTTTACCTCAAGACTTGATGGCTAATATGCCTCGTTTAGAGGATGAACTGGATGTTGCAGAATTTAAACATTTGCTAGAAATACATAGTAGAGCCATCCATCAAGCAGTTAAATTCCCAGCTCCTAGAGCGCCAGCAACTGCTCCAGCTGAGCAAAGAGGAATTCCATTAGCACAATGGTCAGACTTAATTCACAATCAACTAGGTGGTATTGCTAGAGCCTATGGAGAAGATACACATAACGAAGTAAGCAGAGTTCTAGCTGATGCAATCGGTTCTCAGATGGATACACCTGTAAATGAAAGACCTGTGCAGGTTTCCAACTTTTTGTTAAGTGAATCTCAAAACAATCCTAATATGAATGTCAGAGTTTCATTAAGAAATTTAGCAGGTGCTATCGACTATGCTAATGCTGAGATACAAAACGCTCGTAATGCACCAGCTGTAGCACAAGCAGTTCCTGCCCCTGAAAATGGATTTACACTACAAGAATTTGGCAGGATAGGTAACACTGCACTAGATAGGATTCGCCAAGAGTTTGGAGAAAACACTCGGTCAAATGTTTTGTCTCAATTGAATATAGCTAACCGTAGCGTAAGAGCTACAGGAGCAGAACCTCATCAAAGACCTTTAGCTGTTGCAGATGCTTTGCGTGTAAGAGCAAATAACGCCACGGCAGAAGAAGCACCATTTGATACCAGAAGAGGCATGAGATTGCTGGCTTCTGCTTTAGAGGAAAATTACGCTCAACGGCAAAATGCGCCAGCGGAAAACCGAATGATAGCTGGCGGGGCTGATACAGCTCCAGCAGAAGATAGAGTTGTTGCTCGATTAGCGCAAATTGGTGAGGTTGACCCTACGCTTAGAGATTCCTTGATGCGTATGTTAAATGCCCATAATTTTGCTCATGAAATTACGGTCAGTCCAATTCGGTTAGCACGCCAACTTAGAGCTGAAGCAAACGAAGCTATGGAAGGTGGTGATGGTGAATTTGGTACAGCGTTGATGAACATTGCCAATGACATTGAAAGTGCTAATCCAAGGGTACAAGCTCACGAACAAATGCCAGCAGATGTACCCAATGTGACTACTCCAGAACCGAGACGCACACCCAGAGATATTGCCGAAACCGTCCGTGGCGGTATACACCAGTCTTTAACCCAAAGACAAGAGCAAATCAATGAGCTAACCAACGCTATTAACAACGAAATTAGAAGTATTCCAATGGGTGAAGCAGGATTGCGTCAGGCTCGGATGTTCTATGAAGACCCTAATAACTTACCAGAAGCTATTACCAATCATACTCATCAGTTTGAAGATGCCGAGCGGATTGCTAATTATTTACTCCAACATGTCAATCACAGGTTAGATAATGAAACAAGGGGTTTGCGTGACCCACAGTTAGCCTACGAATCTGTTAGCCAATATATTCGTGACATGTATGTTGATAGCTTTATTGAGCGTATTGGTGAAGGTGACCAAGCTGCTATTACTGAATTGGCTGATGAATTTCAAAATCACCCTAGCCACTACGGTTTGGAAAACTTCTCAAACAATGAAAGACGGGCAATATTAGACCGTATTCAAGCAGAAGGTTTGCATGAGCCTCAAGACAACCACGCATCTCAATTGGCTTATGAAAATGCCAGTGAAGCGGTGCGTCGTTTGCATACACACATGCTAGCTGATATACAGAACAATGGGTTAACACGCTCCAATCTGGCAGATGTAATAGAGGCTGGCCCAATTCGCTATGGGTTAGGGAACTTCTCTCCTGAGCTACAAAGGCAAGTTGCTCAAAGAATTCGTAACGAAGGTGTTGCTCCTGAACCACAATTGGAAAGACCAAACACTGATATTCGTGATGCTATTCAAAGACGGATGGCTTCTGTAAATCAGAACGAATTAAGTATTTCCGAAGCATTTAATAATATTGTGGAAGCCGCTAGTAATGAATTTGACCCAACCACCAATCCAAATGGATT